TGTTCGCAGATGGACTGGACGATGCGATTATTGCTATTTCGCGTGATTCGCTGACAGGGAAGTACCGGGTGGTGTATGACGTAGCCCGTATCGTTCAGGTCTTGATCAACGATCAGGGCATGGATGAAGATGAGGCGTATGAGTACATGGAGCACAACATCATCAACGCCTATGTTGGTGAGATGACCCCGATCTGGGCGTTCCTCCCAGAGGAGAACTGAGTGGCTAAGAAGAAGAGTCCAAACCTATCGGTGGGTCGCGGCGAGAAGTTGCCTGTGTCTCAGGGTGCTGGCTTAACTGCCAAGGGTCGAGCGAAGACGAACGCTGCAACGGGCAGCAATCTCAAGGCTCCCACAAAGGACAAGGACAACCCGCGCCACAAATCGTTCTGCGCACGGAGTAGTTCATGGACGGGTGATCGCGGCAAGGCTGCGAGAAAGCGATGGGGCTGCTAATGGCAAAGAACTCATTGGTTGGAAACATCAACAAACGTAAACGTCTTGGGATTTCGCGCCCCAAGTCGGAATCCACTGTCAGCGCGAAGTCATTTGCCGCCATGAAGAGCGGCTGGAAGAAGAAGAGTAAATGAAGAAGCCAGCAAAGAAGGCGATGTCGAAGTCGCCAATGATGAAGAAGGCTGCTGCGAAGAAGCCAAGCATGGGTATGAAGATGGGCGCAATGCGTAAGGGAGGAATGTGAAATGCCAAAGGTAGGAAAGAAGACGTTCCCATACACCGCCAAGGGGAAGGCTGCTGCGGCAGTTGCGGCAAAGAAGACTGGTAAGAAGGTCACGAAGACGAAGGGTTACTAAATGCTTGGACATCGATTCATCAAGATCCGTGCTACGTGGTATCACGCTGACGAGGTACTACAGATTGACGATCTCGGTGGTCGTATGCGTGTCATGCTGTCCAGTGGATTGAAGTTAGACCTCGACCCCATTGAGGGTGAGAAGGTCGCCAAGCAATTGGAAGATCATGGTCTGACTCAAGCCAAGGGATTTGACAACTCATCGATTGCGATTCTTGTGAATCGATTGTCTTCGCTGGAGAACACGCTTTCAAATATGAAGGCAAAGTTGGCAGCGATTGAATTAGAAGGTAAAGCCAAGCAGAAGGTATCCACGTGATCGACTTTAGTAATATCAACGCCATTCGTGACGAGATCGAACGGGCGGAATACTTTCGCAATGAGCACATGGAAACCCCGAAGGAACTCCGCGAGGCGTTCTCAGGTGCGGCGTACCGAAGCGGTCGGGGGACGGAGCAGCCGGAGAACGCAGTCCATGCGTATATTTCGATGGTGCTCCCCCGCATCGTGCATGACAACCCGAAGGTGCGAGTGACCAGTTCGCGCCCGGGCATTCAGAAGACAGCCTGCGTAGCGATGAAGGCTGGTATCAATCGTTGGTCGAAGATGACCCGGGTGCGCGGGACGTTGGAGCGCATTGCCACCGATATGTTGTTGGGCTGGGGAGTTGGCATGGTTGTCAACGAGCCAAAGGGGGCAGAGCGCAAGTGGGATGCTGACGGTCCGTACCTTCCGCGCCTGTACCGCATTGACCCAGAGCGGTTCTTCATTGACCCGGCAGCACAGCACTGGGAAGAGGCTCGCTTCATGGGTCACGTGTGGATCAGTGACAAGGAAGACCTGTTGCGCTTGGCTGAGATCGATGAGACTTGGAACAAGGAGGTCATTGAAAGCCTCGCCTGCAACAACGGTGTTGATGAATTACGTGACTATCGAGACATCCCAGAGCGTTGGGAACTCGCCATCTACGAGGTGTGGGTTCCAGAGTTGGATGAGGCTGCTGCCGAACTGATCGATGAGGCAACTGATCAGGCACTGTTCAATGGGACGATCTACACCATTGCCAAGTATCAAGGCAACTCTGGCGCACCAGCACCGCGATACGAATACGTCCGCGCTCCGCGCCCCTACTATGGTGCTCCGAATGGTCCGTACATCATGTTCGGGGCGTTCACTGTTCCCAATGACCCATACCCGCTGAGTCCGATTGTGGCTTGCCGCGATCAGATCAACTATGCGAACGAACTTGCTGTCCGTCAGCAAGAGAACACAAAGCGGTACAAGAGAATTCTGGTCGGCGATGCCAAGAACCCCAAGTTGCTACAAGACATTGTCAGTGCGCCGGATCTTTACGTCTTTGCAGAGGCAGGAATCACGGCGCAAAGCATTATCCCCATCGAAGTTGGTGGCACTACAAATCAACATATCCAGTCGGTCGAAACCGCCAAGGAGCGTTTGGATCGAGCACTGGGGATGTCCGATGCGATGCGCGGGAACATCTCAGGTGGAGCATCGGCTACTGAGGTGGCGGTTGCTGAAAGTGCCTCCACGATGCGCATTGCCCACCTCAAGCGCGGGTTCCAAGAGTCGGTAGACACGATCATGCGCAATGTCGGGTGGTATCTCTGGCACGACCAGCGCATCATCATCCCAGTCGGCGGCGAGGACACCAAGGGTCTGCCGATGGAGGATCCGATCTTCCAAGGCGGTCTAAAGGTGGGTGCTTGGGAGGATATGCAGATCGATGTGGATTCCTATTCAATGGAGCGAACCAGCGAAATGCTGGCGCAAAAGCGTGCTGTGGAGACATTTACGGTTGTAACTCAGGCTGCGCAGGCAATGCCAGCCATGCCGTGGATCCGCTGGCGCGACCTGATGTCCTTCCTTGGCGATGCCCAGAACGTCCCGCAGATGGCTGACTTCATTGACGAGTCAATCCTGAAACAAGCAACCCAACCACAGCAAGCACCACAAGGGGGGGTAGGGGGTGTTCCACAAAGTCCTCCTTCCCCGTCTCCTACTGGCGAGCAACCTGCAATATCGGCGCGATCACAAGGCGCAATTGCAGCCGCTGCTTCGAGGATGTAATGCCGAACTACGAATTTACCAATCAAGCAGGGCAAGTCGTGGAGGTTTATTACCCCATGTCCACTGTCCCTTCGGTTGGCGCAGTGGTGCAGCATCCGGAACGCGGCACGTTGACACGCATTCTAAGCAGTGCGCAACTGTCGCCTAACTTCACCACAGGCACATACCCCTATGTCAGTCACACACTGCCGCGCAATATGCCCGGTGTGCGGTGTGATGCCAAGGGTCACCCAATCATCTCAAGCCGTAAGCACGAACGCAATGTTGCGTCTGAGCACGGCTATGTACGAGCAGAGGACTAACTATGGACAGCACTGCTGAACCCATTGATGTCGAAACGCTGCCCAGCGGGGCAACGGAGCAAGACACTGGTATCGAAGTTGAATCATCACAACCAGATGACGAGGATTCGATACTTGATCAATTGCTTGGAAGTGTGGAATCCGATGACGATGAAGCCGATGTAGATTCGTCTACGACCGCTTTTGAGTCTGAACCATCCACACCCGCCTTTGACCGTGAAGTGGTCGCCAAGATCCTTAAACGGGATGGCGTACCGGATGCAATCATTTCTTCTGCTTCCGATGCTGTGCTAGCCGAATGGGCTGCAAAGGCTGAGAAGCGACAGAAGGATGTCGATTCATACGGCGGTCGAGTGAAGCAGATGGAGGAGCAACTTGCTCAAGGGAAGTCACCAGCGGATGCGGCTATCGAGGCTAACAAGCCTACGAATGCGGCTCCAAAGGCGGCTGATCCGTTTGAGCAAATGGCGGAAATGTATGGCGAAGACGTTGTTGCGCCAGTCCGTTCAGCCTTTCAGATGCAACAGCAGCAAATGCAGGAAAGAATGCTGCTTGCCGAAGCCCGTGCATCGGATGCTTCGATACGTGTTCAGTACGGGGCGAAGGCTCCAACCTTTGACGTAGTCGTAGCGAAGATGTCTGCAATGGGTGCTGCAAAGCCGGGTGGGTACGCGAGCATTGATGAACTCACGCGAGCCGCCTACACGGAACTAGTTGGAACCACAAAGTCTGCACCATCGATCAAGAACTCACAGCCAACCGCGCCACGTGCGTCAAGTCCACCTGTGAAGGCTCCTGTTCGCGATGCTGACGATGACATCCTTGATCAAATCCTCTCTGGGACGAACACTCGTTCGTCTCGCATCAAACGTTAAAAGGAATAGGCAATGCCTTCAATTACACAATTCAATGACTTCATGCAGTCAACCGGACCTTCTTATCTGAAGAGTGCGGATGCCGTTATCAACGAAGCCGTCAAGAACAACTACGTTCTCTCGCGTCTCCTCAAGGAGAAGGCAAGCGAAACAACTGTTCAGGGTGGTACGTCCATTAAGGATGTCATCGTCTTTGACGATGCTACGACCTACCAGAAGTATCAGCCAAACGACACGTTCACTTGGTCGAACCCACAGGTCACTGACACGCTGACCGCTCCTTGGCGTTTCAGCATGGACCATATGTCGTGGACCGATCAGGAAATTGAACTGAACGAAGGCGACCCAAAGGTCATGTACAAGCGCGTGAAGCGCATCAAGGAAATGCGTATGTGGACTTCCATGCTGAACGGCATGGAGAACGATCTGTGGGCAACTTCCTTCGGTAACTATGGCAACATGGAAACTGGTGGCAAGGAGCCGTACTCGCTTCCTTCATTCATCACCGAAACCGTCAACTCGGATCTCACCTTCGGTGAGCGTGGTGGTGTGCCTGCTGGTTGGACGAACATCCTCGGCATCAATCCTGCCAACGACCCACGTTGGACGAACCAGATTTCGTTCTACAACCGTCTTGCTGGTCACAATGATCTGCCTAGTGTGCAGGCTGCTGATGCGTTCGGAACCAGTGGTCATAACAACAATGACCTTATTGCCCGAACTGTTTATAGCCTGTTTGGTGCATTTGACGATATGTACTTAAAGGTGCAATTCAAGGCTCCTCTTACGCAGAAGCAGTACTTTGAGGAGACGATGTTCAATCGTCAAATGATCTTGTGCTCAAAGGACGGTATCAACCTGTACAAGCGATCACTTCGTCAATCGAACGATATGCTTGTGAGCGCACAGGATTCGGCGTACAACACGCCTACCTTCAGTGGTATTCCTGTTGAGTACTGCGCCAACATGGATACGGCTGCAATTTACCCTGCTATTGCTTCTGGATCGTCAGTTACTGATACGTTGGCTGGTCGTAACAGCAAGACGGTAGTTGCCACCGGAACTGAATTCGCAGTAAACACCATTGATAAGGGTGCTCGTTTCTGGTTCGTCAACGGTCAGTACATCACGCCTATCTATCACTCGACTCGCTACATGAAGAAGCATGATGTCATGCGTCACCCAAATCAGCCGTTCAGTTGGGTACAGCCTGTTGACTGCTGGTGGAACGTGTTCTGCAACAGCCGTCAGCGTCACGGAATCGTTGCCCCTATCTCGCTCGCTTCGTAATACAACGGGGGGTGGGTCATCCCACCCCCTTCTTTCACAAAGGAAACTTACATGATTACTGCTCCAAATATGGGAACAATCGGAATTCAGCCTGTTGGTGCTGTTGTCCGATGCATCAATAAAGACTCAACCGCTTTGGTGGTTGGCAATGTCGTTATTACTTCGTTTAACCACACTGGCGTTATCTATCCACCCGCCGAAACTCCTACAAGTTTTGAACTGTCACCATTCTCATGCGTGAAGTTGGCAGAGGGAGATGTCAATGCAACGTCTGGCGATGGAAGCCACAAGAACGCTGGGTATCTTGGAGTTGTTGTTGGGTTGTCTTCGCAAAGCAACTCTGGTGTAACTGGTCAGGCTGTGCAGGTGCAGTTTGGTGGAGTTGCAACTGCGCTTGTTGCGGCAGTGACAAACAACGTGGTCATCGGCAGCAAGTTGTTCTTGTCGGATACCGCTGGTCGCCTTGGTAATGAAGCCGATTCAACGGCTCCTGACACGTGTGTTGCTCTTTCGCTTGGCGCAGTGACCGCTGCTGCATCTGGAAACATTCCAGTGCTTCTGTTCAATAGTCCGATTGACGGAACCACGGCGTAATTCTGTTAACACCATAACCACTGGACGGGGAAACCCGTCCAGTGGATTTCAATGCTGATCAACAAGGACATCAAATGATCTTTACTCCATCGGCGAATGTGCTCGGCGTACAGCCAATGAGTTACACGACACAGTGTGTTGTCCGCACTGCAAATGTTGCCGTTGGCGATGTTGTTGCCACCTCGTTTCTGCATGGCAGTGTGGTTGTTGATCCAAGTTTGGGCTATGACCCACTGTATGTCTTCAACTCTGTTGCTCCAGCAGACGGCGATCTTGCGAACTTCAATGGTTACATTGGAGTTGTTACTAGTCTGGATCGCGCTGATGGAACTGTTGGCAAGACAGTCACTGTCCAGTTTGGTGGAATCGTCACTGCTAAGGTTATTTCAAGTGCGGCATTGGCTGTTGGTGCATTGCTTGAACCCGGGAATACGGCTGGGTCGTTTGTTGACGTAGGCGGTGCTGGTTCATATCCAGCAGCAGTTCTCATGGAAGCAATTTCTACTGCTTCGACAGGGCAACGCCGCGTCTTTATCCCGCTGCAATATTGGTTCCGTGATTAGAGCGTTTGATGATTGATTAAACCCGTCCAGTGGACTTCAATGCTTTACTACAAAGACCTGACGAACCATGTGTTGCTTGCCATCGGTGGTCGCCCATCGACTGCCGCTGGTCAGACTGTCGCAGAGCGACAGGCTGAGATCATCAATCAGGCTGGTGAGCATCTGTTTGGCTACCAGTGGACGTTCAGGCAAGCCACCGCAATGCTGTCAACGGTTGCAGCCCTGCCCTATGTGGTGCTGCCTGCTGACTTTTCTGAACTGATCGCCGCGTGGAGTGGAACACTTCCGCTCTTGATCACTAATCAGGACGAGGTAGAGAACACCCGCTCGTCTGAATTCAACAGTTACGGTACGCGAGGGTACGTGAAGGCTGTTGTGCCTACGACTGCCGTTCCAACGCAGACATATCAGTTGCAAATCTATCCAACTCCGACAAGTTCGGAGGAAAACAAGATCAAGATCACATATCGCACAGGCTGGCAGCGCGTATCGACTGCTAATTTGCCCACGGATGTCATCTCAATCCCACTGTATCTAGAAACATTGCTCGTTCTCTACGTCCGGGCAATTACTGAGTCGTATGAAGACGGGCAGCAGTCTCAGCGTCTTGCAGAGATTGAGGCTGGACCACTCTTTGGTACTGCGCAGCGTAAGGACGGGATGCTGCAAGCCCACTTTGGTCAGTTGCGACCAAACGTTTGGACAAACAACTATCGAAACAACGGCGGATTTGTAATGACAAACACCGTCCCAAATCCATCATAAGGAAACGCTATGTCAGTAGACCTATCAGGACGCGTTGGAAATGTTACTGTTCAACAAACACTTGTTGATGCATTTGAATTGGCAAGCCTTACAAACGTAACTACGGTTACCACTGTTGCCACAAAGTTTGCTACGGCTACGCGCCCTGTTACTACTGGCGCAAGCGTAGTCGTTGGAGCACAATTAAATTACATCAAGTTTCAAACGCTATCGACATCTGGAAACGCAGTGACTGTCTATGTCATCGGATGGACGTATTCAGCATCTGCGTCTGTATGGATTCCATCCGTACTGTGCAAGATGGTTGTGACATCCGCTACTGCTGGTCCAATTACTGTTGCTAGTACAGCCTTGTATCCCGGTCTGACTTATGCGACTCCAACACTTGGAGATGCAAAGCGATATAACGGAGAAAACGCATCATGTCCAAACGGGTTTGCAATTGTTGATACAACTGGTTGCGAACTCGTCGAATTACATATGGTGTCTAGTTCTGCTGTTGCCGCAAATGCAGTCTTTGGTTATCTATAATGCAAAGCCGCGCACGAACTTGGAATTTGACTGGTGATCCGATGCAGCGATGTCGCGAGCGTCAATTACCATTGAATGGTCCATCTGCTGGATCTACGCTGTCGCTAGACTTTACAACGATGAATGGGGTACTTGACCCACTTATCACGTTCAGCCGCGTAGACGCGACCGCTCGGGCTACCTTCATCAATAGCCTTGGCTATGTTGAAACCGTGCCAGCCTTGCAACCGCAAGCCCCTCGCTTTACCTTCTCAGAGACATCTATTGGTAGTCCGCGTGGGTTGCTGCTAGAAGCACCAGCAACCAACCTCCTTAAATTTTCCGCGTATCCCGATTCGGGTTGGTTAACGGCTGGTGGATTTACTAGACCGTCTCCGTACATACTAGTTACAAGCCCTGCGAATGATTCAACGGCAACGAAGTTGAATTACACAGGGACCGGGCAAGGTATGTATGTGAGCGCGGGTTCGATGGCATACACAAACTCAGTTGGAAGCGTTTACACGTTTAGTGTTTGGCTTCGTGCAATACCGGGCGTGACAGCAAATGCATCGCTGCGCTTTAGTGATTCGGCTGTAGGTTCTCCTGTTACAACCGTTTCTTTTACAACCACATGGGCAAGATATCAATTTCAATATACGGCAGTTACCAATAGTGGTCCTTATATGCAAAGTGCATCCGGAACCGCAACCGGACAATTTGAGTGTTGGGGTTGCCAACTAGAACTAGGTTCTCAACCTTCTAGTTATATCCCGACCACAAGCACAGCACTCACCCGCGCCGTAGACACCGCCATCATTGCCGCCGGGACGAACTTTAGTTCGTGGTATACGGGCGGGACAACGGGTACGTTTGTCGCCAACTGGTACGGCAACGCGTCAAGCACAACCGCTCGCACGGTAATCGCAACGAGCGATGTAGATGACAAACACTTGCATATGTATCAAACCGCCTCCGCGCTCACCCTGCGACTGGCAGACTACACAGCAATAGCAACCGTCACAACAGCAAACAGCCTGACCGCCAACGCGTTGACGAAGGGCGCATTCAGTTACGCTAGTACGGCTACCAGCCTGTGCCTGAACGGCGGGACGGTCGCTACGGGGACGCTCGGGTTTAGCGTTGCACCAACGTTCCTGAGTATTGGCGGACCATCGACAACCGGAACCAGCATTACCGACACAAGTGTATTGCTTAAAAACTCAATCCGAAGTATTACCTATTTCCCAACGCGATTGTCTGATTCTGAAATTCAGGCTCTCACAACTTAATAAACCTTTGGAGACACGATGACATTTGCACCAGTTCAAAATCGTCTTGGCGTACAACCTGTAGGAACAACTGTTACCTGCGTCAACAAGTCTGGTACATCAGTTGCTATTGGCGATTTGGTGATCACCTCGTTCATCCACGCTGGCGCGGTCGTTAACCCTGAGCAGGCGGCGAACACTGGCTACGTGTTCAACTGCATCCGCAAGGCTGTGTCTACAGAGACTGGCAATACGGGCTACCTTGGCGTGGTCACGGGTCTGATGACTGGCGCAGGCGACAACGGTCGCGAGGTGCAGGTGCAATTTGGTGGCATCTGTTCTGCTAAGGTTCTTGTCACTGCGACCGTAACTCCGGGAACACTTCTTAGCGTTTCGGCAACTGCGGGGGTGCTAACAAATGCTGTTACCGCATCTGAATACTCAGTGACCTTGATGGACAATGCAGCGGTCGCTGATGGAACTGCACTCAAGCGTGTTTATATTCCACAGGAGTACACGTTTGGTACAACAAATTCTCCAGTACCGGGGGTTTATGGCTCAAGGCGTGTTGGTCAGTTCTTGCGAGATGTAACAACACAAACCGACTCGGTTGATATCCTCATTGCCGGAGATTCAAACACCAACATTAATGGTTGGGGGTGGGCAGACGGTTTGAATTTTGCGTTGCAAACAAACACTTCTGCGCTTGAATACGCCACACCAATTACGCCAACCAGTTCATGGAACGGTAATTCCTATTACGGCGTGTATGCAGCAAACGGATTTTGGGCAAGAATCCCAACTGGTGGAGTAATTGTTAACCCAGAGGGTTTACCCGCACTTGGTGGAACGCTTGTCAGCGGCAAAGTTTCTGGACCTGCGGCACTTACTGCGCTGATGACACGGGGTACTGGAGACTTACAACCAAATACAAGTCCATTCGATTATGGCTGGATTGCTAGTGGGTTTTGGTCTGACAAATTTGCTGGACCCCAGTCGTACCAGAGCACGACTATATTGTCATGGAGTCAATTGGAAATACGTTATCGAGTAGTCCATGGTAAGGGACCCGGAATGGGAACGATTGGGTTGGGTGCTCGCCTAGATGTTGGTCCGTTTACAACTTATGGAACATCATCAATTGCTTGCGATACAGGTGCAGGTTCTCCCTATCAATGGGTTACATCAATTCTTTCGCTTACAGCCGATAGCGCAAGAACAAACCAGAAGATTCAATACACGTTTTCATCTGATGTTACAGTTCCAAGCACCAAAATAACTGGTCCGATGGCAATTGCACTCAACTCCATTTGCACACCACGAAAGGGATATTCAGTCACCTGCATAAACCATCACGGTGGCGCAAACATGGATACTGTCTCAAGCAATGTAGTACAAGCAGCAACTCTTTTACGTCAGTATTTGAAAGAAGCACGACTTCGGCAGATTGATTGTCTTGGATCTGGTCGCGTTATTGTCTGCATTCAGGGCGGATGCAACGCTGGTGTAAACCCATGGAGTCAAAGCGCAACTACATTCTTTGAACAATGTGCAACAGAGTGGGCTGCGCTTGGATACCCAAGTTCTGATCTTGCATTCTTGGGATTTGTTTCGCACCAAGAAAACGACCCTGATGACATGACTGCAGAGCGAAGTTCGGCGATTGCACTTGCTACGTCTTCTCCGCAATACACCATTGTCAATATTCCAACGTTCGTTTCTTTTAGCGATATGACATATGGCGGCGGTTCAAACGTGACATGGTTTGCCGATGCCAGCACGGAACGCATTCATTTGTCAGAAAGCGGATACAAGGCAATTTCCGGACGAATTATTACTAGGCTTCTTGCAACTGCATAAACCAAACCTCTCGCCTTTAGTTTGCAATTAAATACATGAGTCCACAATCCACAACCAAACTGTTCAATCTGGAAAAAGCCCAGTTGACTCTGACCGTCCTCCTCATTCTTGGCGCAGTTATTTACGTTGGACGGCGATTGGAGTCTGATGATCGCCAACAGCGTTTGCTTGAAACCATTGCAGCAGACATCAACCTGATCAAGGATCGCAACGCTGATGCCAGTGCGCAGATCCGTGTGATCGGCGAGCGCGTCTCGCAGGTCGAGAAGCGGCTGGAGCGCATGGAGTCGCGCCCATGAAGTGCCTGCTCGTTGCTGCGCTAGTGCTGTCAGGCTGCTCCCCAGTAGCCCGTATCAGTGCCAACAGCAACGAGATTCGGACGGAGGCGCAACTGCTCATGGATCATGGGCAGGCGACAGGTGACACGGTGGTGGTCGCAGGCGCGACCCGGATTGACGGTCTGGCGGCAGGCATCCATGCGGAGTTGCCGGGCGTGGAGGACAAGACTCCACCTTGGATGGCACTGGCAGGTTGGATAGCAGTAGCGGTAGTTGCGATAGCAGTAGTGATTATTCTGTTCCAGACAGGGTTCGGTACTGCTATCAGAATTGCGATTGGTTGGATTCCACGTAAGCCTCGGCAAGAGGCGGAGTTAGCGGCAAATATGCTTGACCCTGACAAACCAGAGAACGCTCGCGAATTTATAGCAGCCCGGAGAGCCTCTGATCCATTTTTCAATGCGGCGTTTAAAAACGTTCGGGCTGTAAAGGAGACACCATGATTCTCGCAGACCTAAGTTCGTTCATCGGTAGCGTGTGGGCAGTTGGCTTGGCGTTGGTAGTTGGCGTTGGTGCAGGGTATTACCTGCGCAGCAAGAAGCAGTTCTAATACAAGAGGAGGATTACTAGTGGCGATCAAGATGCAAATTCGGCGCGGAACTTTGGCGGCTTGGGATGCTGCTAGTAATCCTGTTCTTGAACCCGGCGAACTTGGCTTTGTGACTGACGTTGGCAAGACGGCGTTCAAGATTGGCGACACGGCTGGTACTGGGTGGAACACGCTTCCATACGTCAACTCGACCTATCCAGAGTTGTTACCTGATGCGGGTGGCAACCTTGACTTATCAATTGCGCAAGGTCGGTATCAGTTGTTAAGCGGAACCTCTTACACAAACGTACCAGCAACAGACTTTACTAACACTACAACTGATGGTAATTGCCTTCTTTTCGTTACTGTTCCATCCACGACTATTATTATCCAAGAGTTGACAACATCGTTGACAACGTGTAAGCGATTCATCCGTGCCAAAAATAATTCTACGTGGACCGCATGGAAACGTATTGACAACTTGAGTGCTAGTGAAAGCCTGTCAATTACAAACTTGGTTCTCAGTGGAAACCTCACTGTCGGTGGAAGATCGTTTGTTTCTTCAGGATCAGCAGCCGCGCCATCAATAACGATTACTGGTGATACAACTACTGGGCTTTACCAATCTGCTGCACAGGAAATCGGTATTGCCACCAATGGTGCGAGCCGTGTCAGGGTTGGAGACTCACTTACTACCGTTACTACTGGATTGACAGTTTCGTCAACATTGACAGCAAGTAATGCGCTCACTGTTTCTGCCGGAGCAGTTACTCTTCCAGCAGGATCAGTTGCTGGTGCTGCCCTAGCAGACAATGGGGTAACCGTTGCCAAACTTGCACAACTTGCAACATTGACTGTTCTTGGAAACAGTACTGCCGGAACTGCTAATGTGGCTGCATTGACAAGTGGCTCTAGTGGTACGGCACGAACTGCACTTGGACTTGGGACAAATGCATATTCGTCCGTTACTCCACTTCCGGCATTTCAAGTAGGCGCAGGGGTTGGTCAGGTCAAAGCGGCTTCTGCAATTGCAAGTACAAGTTCAAATGATCCTATTACATTCGGTGCAAGTGGAGAAACATGGTTTGTAATCGTGTGGAAACAATGGCAAAACTTAGGAAGTACAGGATCAGCAACGATTGAAGTATTGACCGCTCCAAAAAATTACGTTCCACTGGCTAGTCAGTGGGGGGTTATTGGATTTGCAATTAGAACTGCCTAATGCCATACCTACCAATCACTCTTCCTTCACGCGGCTTGCACGTTGACAGTGCATACTCGTCATTGCCTCCGGGCTTCACGCTCGATTCAATAAACGTGCTCCCGTATGACCCGTACAAGGGGAAGCAGCGGCTTGGTCAGCGCAGGGCTTTGCTTGGCGCGTTTCAGTTCAACACGCTTCCAACTGCGGCTACGCGCAAGGTGCAAGCCATTGTCCGCGCTGATGCATATGTTGTGGCTGATAGCGGATCAACTGAACTCACACAACGCTGCGTTGTTGTGGCGGGTGGCGAGGTGTACATCATTGATCCGGGCGACACTGTGCCAACCCATATTGCGTATGCGTCATCAACATCAAAGTTAGATGACACCAAAGATATTTCTGTTGCGATCTTTGGTAACTACGCTTACTTTGCTGATGGTGAAAAATACCGCCGGATGAACATCACGCTCGCTACTTCCGCCATGCGTGTTGAATTCTGGGGAACGGTCTTATCAAACGTAATCCTCAATAACGCTAGCCACATTACATTTACTGCAACACCGTTGCGTATTGGTCAAGAAATTGTAATTACTGGTTCGTTTGCTGCTGGTGGTGGTCAGGGAACAATAAGCGGTTACTCATTTCAACAGACCGTTTATGTAAAACAACTAATTGGAACTGCTAATGATGAAGTTCACTTATCAGCAACATATGACGGTGTAACTTTTGGACCAAACCTTACAACAACTTCTGGTACTACCAATGGATTGACATTCATTATTAGTGGTCCAGAAATGACCATTAAGCCGTCATCGAACGCTAGCAGTATTGGTGCGGCTAAAGCAGAAGCAGGCGAACGTGCAAGTTTGCTAGTTCGCTTTGGCGGTCGCTTGGCGTTGAGCGGCTTTACCCCGTCACCAAACAACTGGTTCCTTAGCAAGATCAATGACGTTGACGATTGGGTTCCCGGCTCAACACCTGACGATGCTGTCGCTGGAAACTTGTCAACGAAGTTCTCCATTCCCGGTGAGCCAATTGTTGCGCTGATCCCGATGGCAGAGAGTGGGCTGCTCTTCGCTGGTAGGCACACGATGACCTATCTATCCGCTGACCCAGTATTTGCCACGCAGGCTCGCATGATTGAGTTGTCGCGCTCGGTCGGCATTGTCTCTGCCAAGGCATGGTGTGTGTCGGATGCTCAGACGGTGTACATCATGGCGCAGGATGGTTTGTACCGCGTCCGCCCAAACGAATTCCAAGTGACACAGTCTGGTCGAATCACAGGCGGTAGGCTTGACTCGTTCTTCCAGTCGCAGAAGTTTGACAAGTTAGATTGCTCGCTTGGTTTCGATCCTGAAATCCAGAACATCTATTGCATTTTGTCGCGCACTGACTTGCCATCGAGCAGTACGCACCTTGTTTACAGTCAAGCGACCGATTCGTTCTGGGCAATCCGCACGGGGTGGACAGCGTTTCAAGCACCATCATGCATTGGCGAGTTCCCGTTTGGTGATGCTCGATCACCAGTGCTGGCTCTTGGCAGCGAAGATGGCTACCTTGGTTGGTTTGATCGCAACCTGACATCAGGTGTTGATGGTCAAGCCGCTGTTGGTTACAAAGGAGGAAGTAGCCCCTTCACAGTAAACAACCTTCAAGCGGCTGCGCAGAAGATTGTCAGTTCATTGACTATTGGTCCAGTTGTCTCTCCAAATCTGTCTCAGGTCATGCTCCGCGATATGCGTATTGAACTGACAATGGATGAGCCGCAAGAGGTGGTGGATTTTAATACGCCGAACGTCCGATTGACTGGACCATTCCTATCCATTCTGTCTGGTCAAACAGCAGAGGAGGCAATTGGTGAAGCAATCGTCAACGTCACGGTCAGATATGACCCATCGTTCCCGGCTGTGGTTTTGGACGGTGGAGACGCTTCTGTTATTCCTCGTGTGGAAGACCCTGTAGGTGGGTATGACTTTGGTGTTCCTGTGTTTGTCGGAACAACTGGCATCAATCTTGCCTATCCGCAGTCACTTGCTCCTCACACATACACCACGCTTGACACGTTGATCACTGATCCAACGGCGCGAACGTATGCATTCGGTGACAACCGGATTTTTAATACTGGATCACCACCAAGCAACAGTTGGAAAATTCAAAATGAAGTTAATGTAGGCAATATTCAAACGTTGTTTACACGCGATGAATCATTGCCGGGAACTTCGCTTGATACTCCCGGTGGTGTTTACGTCTATGGAGATGGAATTCCAACTGCGCTCCCGTTACCAACCCTGCCGGGATCATCTCAATCTCCGCGCATCGTTGTAAGCAGCGGAACGTACACCAACACCAACTCCATCCAGATTGGTGAATTGCAATCTGGTCGCAATGACGCGCTTCGATGCCGCATCCGCGACCAAGCAGTCTTTGCTCGCATTGATAGTAACGGTGTTCCTTGGGCGATTGAGCGCATGGCTGCGCTTATCGACCCAATGACGCATACCAAGAACGTGAAGGGAACATACTAATGGGACTCTTTGGAAACCTATTCGGCGGCGAGTCGGCAATGCGCCGTGCTACCAAGAAGATGAAGAAGGCTTACGCAGCCGAACGAACTACTCAAGAGGGAAACTACACCGCCTTGATCAGTAAGTTTGAGGACGAGCGAGCGAACAACGCCGATGTCTACTCCAAGCAATACAACGAATCCGTCAAGCAATACGCTGACACGATGGCTCAAAGCCGTGCGGCGTTTGGCGCAGCATCTGCTGAGTCTTTCAAGACGCTGTCTGCTGGTCGCGATGCAACTTTGGCACTGTTGCAGCAGTCCACTGATAAGGCTGTTGGACAATCGACAGCGCAGGGTTTGATGATGGGGCTATCAAATACCACCTTCGGTCAGGCTCAGACGCAGGCAGTTGCCCGTCAAGGTGCGTTGCAGGCTGGCGCAGTCAACGAGCAGTACGCGCAGATCCTTGCTGCTGCACAGCAGTCAACCGCTAACTCGATGGCGAACATGGAAGCGGCGGCTGGTCAGACAACCTTGAGTGCCGGGTTGGGCGCAGCGCAATACCTTGGCAACCAGTATCAGGGTTACACGCAGGGTGCTCTCCAGACTCAACAAACAGGTTACCAAGTTGGTCAACAACTTGGCACTGCTGCGATCTCTGGTCAGTATCAGCAGCAGATGGCATCGGCTCAATCAAGTATCAACGCTGGTAATCAACTTGGCGGTGCGCTTGTAGGCGCGGCTGCTGGAGCAGTAGGAAACATGATCATGCCCGGTGTAGGCGGCATGGTTGGAAGCAGTCTCGCAGGCGCAGCAGTCGGATAAGGAACAAACTATGGCTGAAGACACAATGTTTGGTATGGGTACTGGAATGCAAGTCTTGTCTAACTTCCCTATTCAATCGAAGGGGGTTGGCAAGTCATTAACTCCACCATCTCCATCTGGATGGGATGCGTTTATGACTGGCGCAGCAAACTTTGGTGGCAACTTCCTTGTTGGCGTAGCCAGTGGCATCCAAGCCTATAAACCCGGCAATGAATACAGTTCATTGGCTGGTGGTTTTCTTGGCGCATCTCGCCCAATGCAACAGGCAATGGATATTCCTTTGAAGGCTCAACAGAATCAGTTTAATCGAGAGCAAAAAGACCTAGCCGAAAAGTCTGAGACGAAGACCAAGGAAGACATCTATCGATCACAAGCAGATCGAACAGTTGGTATGCAAATGCCAGATATGTCTGGTATTTCCACTGGTGTAGCGGCTCCAACAAAGCAGGTCATTAATGAACCAGATGAACCATTTGGCTTTCAGCCGGGATTCTCATTGAAACCAAGCAAGACAGCATCTGAAGCCGTACTCAAGATTGGACAGCAATAATGTCTCAACTACCCAAGCCAAGCCCTATGACCCAACAGGAACTTGTCGGACCGCCAAGTCCAGAGAGTCCGATGATTGGACCGGACGAAGGCATGGCTCAACCGCCTGCTGATGGTTTTGTGCGTCCTGCTCAACAGGCTGAACAGCCTGATCCATTGATGGACGATAAGGCTCTCAAGGCTGCTGCGCTTGACCACCGTGGCTCGCGCCAGATCGCTCCGTACGGCACGTACGAGGCGGTCGATGCTGCCATCCAGCATGGGTATTACACGGGTCTTGAGGCTTTGGACTTTGGCACGTTGCCTGATGGCACTCCGGCTGCGCTGTTCACAGATCAGCGTGGACAGCGGCAAGCCATTCGGATGTCGCAAGAGCAGTGGTCGGCTGGCTTGCAGACTCGCGCACAGGCGCGTATTGCGATGGCGAAGCAGATGCGCAATCAGCAGGAGTCGCAGCGGCTCATGCCTGCGGTCGAGAAGATGGCGCAGGAACTTGAGTCAGTTGCTCCGGGATTCATGGACTTTGCTGCCATGAACATGGAAACAGATCCACGCGCTACGTATTCAAACATCCAAAGTATGTACGACAAGTACAAGGCGGGTGACCGAAAGGTAATGCAGGAACTGGAGAAGGCTGTCAATGGAGCAAGCCTGAAAGTTGCGCAGGGTACAGCAGAGAATGCTGTCAAGGTAAAAACTGAACAAATCACCACACGTATTGAGGGAACTATTGATGACTCTTCTATTCCACCAGCGTTCAAAGCACAACTAATTATTGATGCAAAGCGGTCAATCGGTAAGTTCACTCAATTTGCTTTATTGGCTCCACCCGATGGTTCAATTGTTCGGACCGCAAGTTTTCCTTCGTGGTACGCATCACAGTCAAATTCGGCTGCTATTGATGAACTGGCTGAAACTGCTATTGATGACGTTGGCTATAGGAATCTTGCCAGTATTCCTCCTCCACAACAGATTCAGTTCTTGCTTCAACGCGCAATGAAACTTACAAACGAAATTGGTTGGAAGGTTCCATTTGGGCAAGGTGATATTGCGATGGTGTCAAATGCATTGGCACGAAAGTTGCAGGCATATCAACCACAGCAAATGATGCAGCCCAATCAGGTGGAGGGCAATCAAAGTCCACAAGCGCAAGAGATTCGTGGCACGATGTCGCAGATGCAACGCGCTCAACAGGAGCGCGAGCAGGCAAATCAAATGGCGCAAGCCAAGATTGCTGAAACAGAATCACGTGCGTTGTTTGGACAGAACCGTGCTGAGTTTGCTCCAGCCATGTCGCAGGCTGAACTTGAAAGCAAGAAGGCAAGGACTGGTCAGACGCAGGCAAGCACTGAATTGACACAGGCACGGGCTGAATCTGCAAAAACTGATGCTCAATATGCAGCGCAACGCCAGCAGGCACGGATTGATGAGATGCGAGCACGGGCTGCGCAGGGTGATGCCGAATCAGAACGCAGACTCGCTGAAATTGATGTGCTCACTGGTATGACACTTGAAGAGGCAAAGGAAGCAAAACTCCGGCGTGATGTAACGCGAGCAAGCCAAACCGCAAAACCTCCCGCAGCAACAGAAAAAAGCAGAAGCACAGAGCCTGCCCCTAGTACTCAACCAGTACAAACTGCTCCTGTTGATGAACGTGAAGCAAAGATTCGATCACTAGCAGCAGAGGCTGGTATCCAAATGGACGATACGGGAAATATTGCTAATGATGTAGTTACAACAACCCACCGTCTTTACCGCGCAAAGGGAATGCTTGCAAACAATATGCTCAATCAATGGCTTGGCATTGTGGCAAAATTAAAGCAATAAAATAAATGACCTCATTACAACAAACCATTGATGATTGGTCGAGCATCCTAGCAAAGCCAATTTCTGTTGGTCCAACACCGCCTAGTAACGGTGTTGATAGCAGTCTTTATCTAGGTAAAGCAATTGAGAAGTCGTATGAATTGATGACTGGTGTGGATGCCGCGCCCGGGTCTTCGACCGCTGATCAGGATCTGATTGCATCGGCGGCTAAGTCCAACAAGTTTGAAACGATCATGCCCGACACATCGTGGGCGGGTTTGAATCTGCGTGAGGTTGCGCGTGGGTCGCAACAACAATCGAGTCTGGCTGCTTCTGCAATTGCAACTCCAAGTTTGCGAGCAGAATTCATGCAGTCAATAATAAAGGCATATTCGTTACTTGGTGATTGGATCATCCCACCCCAGAGTGAATTTGAAACTAGGTTTCGCGAGTTAACACGGAAAAATTGGGCTGAAAATTTATCGATGATGGTTGAACCTGAAGGATCTGGTTTGATTGTGAGTCCACAGGACTTGAAGTCTGAAATCATTGCGCTTAGAGGAACCCAACAGGGTTTGGCTCAGGGTCAACAAGAAGGATTTGCCGGAGACGTATCACGTGGCATTGGGCAGTCGTTGCCATCACTTGCTGTTACGGCTGGAACCGTTGCTACTGGAGGAGCGTTGTTGCCAATGATGTTGGCATCACAAGTTACTATTCCACTGTCATCGTATACCAGTAGTCAATTGGCTTACATTGATGATCTTGAGCAGCAACGTTACGACCAAGCACTAGCGGGTGAAACGCTTTCGGAGTTTGATCCTGTTGAAATGAGAAGACGCGCTGAAATCGGCGCATTAATTGAAACCACCGCCGAAATGGGTGGGGCAGCGTTTGGTGCAAAGTTCATCGGTAAGGTTGCGGGTCGTGTTGGTACATCATCGGCTGCTAGGTATGCAACAAACAAGTTTGCTAAGACTGGCGCAGTTAAGGCGGCAACAGAGGCTGTTCGCCGCAGTGGTTCCACTGCTGGTCGGTTATTTACTTCTGCTAATGAAGGCGTGATGAACTTCACTCCGGGATTCATTTACCGAGGTGGTCAGATTTTCTTAATTAGTGGTCTTGAAGAAGCAGGCGAAGAAGGTTACGCGGCTTTATTAAACGCACCAATGACTTACGCACCGTGGACTAAGGATGTCACTGACGGTCTTTATAGTATGGCTGTTGGCGGTGTGGCTGGTGGTGCTGGTGGTGCTGCTTCTAGTGTTGGTCTTGCTGGGCGCGAGGCTGTTATTAATATCAAAGATGCGTTCCGTCCAGAGAATGACCGCGAGCGCATTGTCCGACAGACCCACTCCGATGCAATGAAGGCTCGCTCTAACTGGAGTGAAGGTCTAGAACAAACACAGCGCGACCGCATTGCTGCGAAACTCGATACTGTTGAGGGCATGACTCCGGACGAGCGCGGTACGTATGTGAAGGATCTTGCTGACCGCAAGGCAGAGATCATTTCCAATGCGGAAGCCACGCTTGCAGAGCGTCAAGAAATAGACATTGCCATGACTGGCGCACAAGAAGTGTTGGATAAGGCAAAGGCTGCTGCCGGGACAGCCAGCCCGACTGCTGACCAAGATATCTACGAGGCTGAGTTCGCATTGCTGGTGTTGCAAGAAAAAGCAAACGAACTTGATCAGCAACTAATACTAGCAAATACCGATCACATGATTGCAACTGCGGAGCACGGCGCGGTAGCGGAGAAGATCTCCGATATGCCTGCTACGGTGGTGCGGTCTACCCCGGTTGAGGTGCTTGCCTCTGTTGGTACACGCAGTGGCGTGGCACTGACAGAGACGAAGGCTCCACGCTGGGGGAAAAAAATCGCCAACGAGATGGAGGCTCTTGGCACTCAGGTAGTGTGGTACACGCCTGCTGACAAGAAGTCTTCCAATCCCGGCTTTCATAGTCGGCGCACACCCGGTGTGATTTACCTGAACGCTGCGTCTAATCAGCAGCGCGTCCGGGCTGTCGCACTAGAAGAAGCGTTCCACGACATCCAGATGTTCCGCCCTGACATTGCTCAGGCGTTCGTGGACAAGGCGGGTCTGCTGCCTGTCTATGACGCGGCACTGGAATACGTGTCTCGCGGGGGCGCGGAGACAGCGGCGATTGAGCGGCAGGACGAGGCGGCATTCGCGCAGGCGGAGAACGTGGCGGCTACATTGGAGGGTGAAACCTCCGGCATCTCGCCGAACGCTGCCCGTGCTGGAGCCGCCAGAATCTCTCAGGAGGGCGAGGCGAACGCCTTTGCCCGTGCGATGGCAGGCATCAAGGCGAAGGGAGCCATGAGCAGCCTGACCCGGCTAGCGGCACGTTCCGGGCTGATGGGTCGGGAGTCATTGGCTGCGATGGCGGTGGTTGACCGGGTCGCCCGGTCGGCTGCAATCGAGGCTGTCAGTGGCAAGACTGGTGACGCGACCCTGTCCCCATTGGCGCGGACGCTGATGTGGGCATCAGACATGGACGTTGACTTTGCCCGTGACATCCCAACGGCTGACCGGGAATTGTCTGAGCCTATCCCCGCACCCGTTCGTCCTGCTGCGCCTGCTCAAACAGCACAAGTGCAAACTGGTCCAACTGCTGAGACAACGAGCACGGTTGGTCGGCGTTTAGTTGCGGACGCTATCAAATCCCTTGGTCTAACCGAAGAAGAAGTCAACGCCACTGTCATCGACTTGATGACGGGACTTCCAAAGACAAAGGCATTTGTTGCTAACAAGATTGGCAAGGTTCCAGATGTTGTGAAGTACATCCACGAACGCAGACTTGCGTCCGGGCTGCGCATACTCGACATCACCAAAGAAGAAGATCAGATCACGCTTGCCAAGTTGATGGCTGCGGAAGCAATCGGTGCAATCAATAGTGCTGGCGATGCCTTGCAGTGGTACGACAAGACTATTAGAAATACTCTTGCGCAAGCCGCCATTAAATACCCTGAGTTGGAAACTGATCCACGGGCGCGTATGGCGTTCATCCTGTCGATGGCAATTACATCACAGACGATGAATGTTGAGGACAACCTCGCGTTCAGCATGGTTCAATACGGTAAGTATCGAGATACAGTAGATCCTGTTACTGGCATTGGACAATTTGAACTGGCTGGTAAGGGTAAGAACGCGGGTGCGCAAGCAAACAACTTCCGCATTGCCAATGTGATGTTGCGCACACTCGGACCGGATCAGATGATTAGGTTCTTGCGCACTAAATTCACTGCTGGTCAATTATCAAACGCTGGGTTGAATATTGGCGGTGAGTTGAAATCTGAAGAGGTGCTTGGAAGTGCGATCTTTGGACCAAAGATTGGCTTTGGTTTCTATTCCAATCTCGATGGCAACTTTGATCCAGTGACAATGGATATGTGGTTCATGCGAACCATTGGTCGATTGACTGGCAAATTGCCTGCGTTCGATCAGAATAAATACGACAAGCAGATTGTGAAGTTGAGAGCCAGTTTGGCTGAGAAGGGAAGCAATGGAATCTTCCCATCAACTATTGATCAGGCACTCATTGACGATGCCAACAATGCGACTGATGATTCTGGGCTAGTCAAACTAGCACGTGCAGTAATCAAATTGCATGAAAAGGATTTCAAGGACAACCGTAAGGACTATGACAACAAAGATCGCGTCCAAAGCAAGATGGTTCTTGCATCAAAGGCGATCATCCAATCGTTGGATAAGCCACGCGATAGCCCTAAGTCTGGTGGCGAACGCCGATTGTTGCGTAAGGTTGTCAAACTTGCTGTAGCCAATGTCAGTGAAATTTATGGGGAAGAGGTTGCAAACGCTGCGTTCCAAGCAATGATTTGGTATCCGGAACAGGAACTCTACAAGTCACATGGTGTTAAACTCAAAGTCACCAGTCAGGATTACTCCGGGGCAATCAGGAAGATCCTGAAGAACGAAGGAATTACAGATGGACAACTCGACACAGCAATCGCAACAGCAGAACGTGGATCAGGACTTGCACGGCAAGTGGCTGGAGTCACTGACACCGCAACAGGTGGACTCACTAGCAATGTCCCTGTCCAAACTCGCACTTTCAGTGATGCAGAACGAGCCAGTTTCCTCGCAACCACTCCGGTCGCAATCGCCAAAGCGTGGAACCCTCCAGCCCAAGACCCAAACCTCGATGAACTCCAAGCCCGATTCGCTGGAGACTTTGAAGCAGTCATCTTCACAAGAAAACAAAGACAATCAGCATATTCCAGCAATTGGCAATATGGACGAAGCCTCGTTGGAAATGGCACGAAGCCTCGGATTCTTAAATTAACAGACGAAAGCGGCAAGAAGTCTTCGCTTCCGTACATTGCTGAAATTGCGCCGGGTGATGCGCTAGGCATTGTGTTCAAGAAGGCAGGATTGCTTTCGCCTAAGTTTGTTGAACTTGCGCCCGTCAAGGTGTCAGCGATGTGGTTCAACAAGACCATATCTGCATTCAAAGCAGAGGACAAGTTTGGCGCGTGTGTTGCTGCATACCCTGCTGATGATTACGTTGGTATGCGTTTGTTCATTGCAATGAATGGCAAATCTGGATTTGCTATTAAGCCAGACGGCGATGTCATCTCTGTATTTGCCTATGACAAACACGGACGCGCCATCCTTGAAGCATCAACTGCTGTTGGTGGCAAGAAACTTGATGCATTCGATACAGTCTTGCCCGTCATCTATGCCGCACACGGATTCAAGGCTACGTCTCGCCTGAAGTTTAGTGAGCAAGAGAAGCCCGAAGGCTGGAACTACGACACGTTCAAGCGATTCAACAATGGCAGACCAGACGTTGTGTTCATGGTGAACGATCCAGCGTCAATGACAAGGTATCAACCAACGGATGGGCAACTGGTTGAGGATTACGGTGAAGCCGTAGCCATCCAAGATAGGGCTGTGTCGGATGTTTCGTTTGCCCGTGAAGACGAGCGCGATGCTGGATACATGGATGCTGTTGATCGTGGCGATATGCGAACTGCACAGCGCATGGTCGATGAGAAAGCAAAGAATGCGGGGTACACCATCCCCGTATATCACTTCACTGATGAATCATTTACGGCATTTGATATTCAAAAGGGAAGGGCTGGTGCGGGTATCTGGCTGACCGCATCTCCTACAGGATGGTCTGGTCAAAACAAACTCAATCTGTATCTCAATCCCGGCAAGATTCAAACAGTTAAAACTCAATTTGATAAGACATGGCGCGAAGGCGAATTGAGTATTGAAGGAATACTTGAAGGCGATCTTGACACAATTTCGCAGCAGAATATTGATACTCTTAAAAACGAAGATTACAGATCTACGTTTTATGTAGCCACTCGCCCCGAACAAGTGAAGTCTGCTGATCCAGTTACACGTGACGAAGCAGGCAATGTCATCCCGCTATCGGAACGGTTTGATGCAAGTCGCGCTGAAATTTCCTACGCCCGGACACCATCTGTAAAGTTTGATAAACAAACCAACACGTTACAAGTTCCAGATGGTTATGCCGTTCGTTTGACGAGACTTCCATCATTTGGATCTACAGAAGATTCGCTTGCAAATATTGTCCCAGAACGAAAGACGCATCAGTTTGCATTGCTTCCAACAAAATGGATTGAAACGTTTTATAGTCTGACTTTGAAAGATCCAGAAAAAGTATCTCGATATGGCATGACAGCAGTTGCCATTAATCCGGGAACACTTGTTGCCGACATGGTGTTTGCCAATCGTTTTTATCGAACTAACAATCCAGAAGACGCGCAAGCGTATGCAAACAGCGTAAGAAAACTAGAAGAGGCTACGCTTGATAATTACCAACAGCCTGAACTTCTTATCCCATTAGAACAAGACATCTCATTCTCCCGTGAAGACGAGCGTGATGCCTTATTCCAAAAAATGCAAGCCGAACGCCGTGCTGCCCAAGCAGAGGTGATGAAGGATCTATCGCCGCGTGAGCAGGCACTAATCATTGAGGCTGGCATTGCTGACTACGATGAGATCCTTGATCTTAAAGACAAGATCGACAAACTAAAGAAGCAGATTGCAAGCGGCACACCTGCTGCTGTCGAGAAGTCCAAGCGCACTGCTGATCTACAGACTGCCGCGCAGCGCGTCAACGCACTGAGCGAGGTGCGCAAACTAGAGCGCAGGCTAAACGCCATGACCATGCTTGCCGAACAGCGGCTTGGTCAGGTCAACCGTGCCAAGGCGCGTCTGCAAACCCAGACTCAACTGGCAATTGAAGAGCAACAGTCAGCAGCCGAAACCATTGCATCACTTGAAGAACAGATCACGACTACCAGAGATGCCGTAGCCGCTGCTAAGAAATCGATTGCTGAAGAGCGGACTGCTACCAAGGAACAGCGCGATGCACTCAACACTGCGTTGGCAAATGCCGAAGCCACAGCACAACGTGCTATCAACTGGGCGTATGCCATTGGTCGCAACGAAGGACTGGTTGCAGGTCAGGTTGCCGGACAGCAGGCGGTACAGACTGATCTTGAGCGCGGTCAGCAGGCAGAAGAGAAACTGAAGGAACTTCAGAAGTCTGAGCGGTTCCAGAAGTTTGCTAGCCAACGCGCCATTGACTGGGCATACCGGATCGGTCGCAGGGAGGGGCTGGTTGCAGGTCAAGTGGCAGGTCAACAGGCACTGAAGCCAGAGATGACGCGCCTTGCCCGTGTTGAATCGCTGCTCGACATCTCTGTCCGCCGCGTCCGTGAACTCAAAGCCACTGTCCGCAGTGATGCTCGCGCTGCTCAACGAGCAGTGAACTTTGCGTACTCGATGGGTCTGAACAAGGGTCGTATGCAGGGCATTATGCAGGGTCGAGCACAGATCCTTGCGAAGATGCGCAAGCGTGAAGACACCTTGCAGAACCAGTTGTTTAACCTGCGTGAGTTGATGAACACCCGGCTCGATGATGTTGCAGAGCGCAATCGAATCATCCGCAAGATTACGTCAGAAGCATTGCTGTCCATCCCAGCGAACCTGCGTGGCACACTTGCCAACCGTGCCGCTACTG